ACAATAGACCAGCGATGTTTGCTATTGCGTAATCCTTGTACTATACCAATACATTTATCCCACGCTGTTGGATCCATTAATACACTGGCATCAACAATACAGTTATTTTCATATAAAATATCAGCAACTTCTATATTGTGTTTTAAATCCATCTGCTCATGATGACAACTTAAAATTACTTTACTAAAATATTTTCCGTATTCTCTCCACCAACGTAGTGTTCTGCTACCATTAGTACTAATAGATATAACACAACCTTCTTTGGAAAATATTTCGGCAAACTCTCCTAGCTTAGGCCATAGCGTAGGCTCGCCGCCAATTATATGTAAGAAAAAACGTTTCTTTCCGTTTTGTTTATAATGACGTATAAGATGTAATAAATTTTGTACTGTTAAATCGAAATCAGGAAAACGATGTGTCCCTTCGTTCGATCCTGGAAAACAGTACCAACATTTCCAGTTACACAAATTACCTAGAACAAACTCTATTCGTAAATCTGTTCTTTTCCAACTAGATTTTACTCTTATTAGTTCCATAAATCAGTTAACTCAGGAAATGTCTTCTTAAAATCAGTACCTCTAGTTTGATCTGTTACTTCTATGTAATTTTGTAACATAGGAAGTTTATGCGACCAATCTTCTGCGTACATATATTTTACCAATCCGTTCCATCGCTTGTAGCCGTAAGGACTTTTTACAAACTCAGAATCAATAGAATGTTTAGAACAGAAATATTCTACTTCTTTAGCCACCTTATCTTTTAAATGTTTAGGCAATACTCTTACATTAAGATAGCTAGGCAAATAAACTAAATGTGTTCCTATCAATCCGGCACCATAAGGAGGCAGATTAATCTTTTTAAAATTTTTACTTTCTTTCCATTTAACTAATTCAGGAATCGTTAAAACATTCAATGCTTGTACAGCACAAGCAATATTAACAACAATGTTGTCAGGGGTATTGTCTAAACGTTCTAAATTAGTAACAATTTTATTCCACTCTGATGGATATCGAATGTAATCATTTCGGGCGCCTAATGCGTCTATGCTAAAATTAAATTTAACTTCTTTAAAATGATTCCATAGTTCAAAAAGTTTTTCAGGTAATTCCAAACCGTTACTGTTATACCTTAACACACAATTTTTAGCATTGCCTGTTTCTACCATTAATTCAAGTATTTTATAATGCTCAGGTATTAACAAGGGTTCTCCGCCAGCAAAATACAACTCTTTAATATAATGTAATTGACTCTTTATACTGTCTAAAAAGCTGCCTTTTTGATACCATGTATAATCTCTATTGCGGTCATCCCAATGCTGGTCTTGTTTTAATTCTAAAACTGTATATTTTGGATATTGAAGTTTCCATTCTTTGATCCAAGCACTACTATCATGCGGACTACACATAATACATTTAAGCTGACATAAGTTACCTAATCGTAAATCAAAGTAAGGAATGTACACAGGCAAACTGCCGTCTATCTGTGTTTGTTCAACAATGCTTTCTAAATCTAAACGCTCTTTCCATACAACAGTTTCCCATTGACGTTTGCTTGTTATTCCTTTAGATTCCTCGTCAAAACATTTTGTACAGCTTGTAGGAACTTTTCCATTTAACATTTCTAGCCTGGTATTTTTCATGAAATCACTGTTCCATACTTCTTCTAAAGTATGGTCACGCAAATTCATATTTTTACCATCAGCTTGAACAATGCCAGCTTCTTTGATATCGGTAGTACCTGCCCCGCTAGCATTAGTCGTACAACATAGTCTAACATCTCCGTTAGGTCTAGTAGCTACGTGAATCCACGGTAAAGGGCAAAATGTTTTAGAGCTTGGCACGACCAATCACCATAAATCTTTTATACAACGGAAGTTCTAATTCTCCGGCAAACAACACTTCTACGTGGCATTGTTCTTTGAATTCATTTAAGTCTTTAGCAATACGCACATGTTCAGGAATATCATAGTTATTGCTTTGTAATACTAACAAACTGCTATGCGGCATTCCGCTTAACCATAAATCATATTGATCTTGTGTAATGTGCTCGCAACTAGTATTAATAACAATATCAGCATCACTTCGTACATTACACATATCGGTTGTTATAGCACGGAATCGGCCAGCTTCGAATTCCATCTGATTCATAAGTGTAGCAATAGGCTCGCACGTAGGATCAATGTCAATGCTTCGTATCGTAGTAACAGGGATGTTACTTTGAAATAACATACTGGACAATGTTCCAACCCATCCGCCATGAATATCTACACTACTACCAAAATGTACGTGTTCATCTAAACAATCTATTAACCATTCTTTACTACGCATTTGTCCGCGCCAAAATGCGTCAAGTGTACGCATAGGATTTTCACTTCCCCTAATAGCACACATCCAATAATGTAAGTGTTCAAGATCTATATTCATTTAAACTGCTCTCCGCATTTGTCAAACGACCCACATTGTCTACTACATTCCATCAGAGGTTTATCTTGCCAAGTGTTAGCGATATCATTAAAGAAACCAGAATTAAAAATAGATTCTAAAGATTGTTCTCGTAGTGTTGGAAACTTGCCTATCTTATCCATATAATCTATGCGACTATCTTGCGACGGTAAAATCCAACTAAAGTCTAACCAACAGCACGGGCTTATTGTACCATTAGCACTAACATAAATTTCTTTGTTATTTTGTACTTTACAACTTACGTAAGGCTTTTCTTCTTTCAAAGATTGAATAATCTTTGGCATCATTTCTTTACTTCGTTGAGTAGGTCGTAAAACATGGGTAGTCTTGCCTGTGTCATCTATTACATTTAACTTATCGTCTTTGAACCTCGATGTATGCTTGATTGTAAATTTCTTAAACCCTAACATATCTGCCATATGTTGGCAAGCACCTATTTGATGTTCATTGTGTTCAAACGCTAACATGTGCCATTCGGCATAGCCGCCGGCATTAATAAACGCTGTTGCGTTCTCAATAATTTTATTAAAGTCTGTATCAATACGATACAACTTATGCGTATCTTCTAAGCCATCAATACCAAAAGTAATCTTAACATCTAATTTTGCTAATGTTTCCCAGAACGAAATATTTCTAGCAGAACCGTTAGTGTGCATTGCTAATAACATGCTAGGATTAACTTCACGCAAATGCTGAAAAATTTCTAAACAGTCATGGCCTATAATTGGATCTCCCAAGTTTCCGCACATAAACAACTTATTCAATTGCTTGATAAAACTATCAGGAAACCATTCTTTAAAAGTTTCTAAATTAATATCAGTAATTTCAAATAAGGGATTTAACATGCCGCCGTTTAATCTGCGAGGGCACATAGGACAACGTGCTTGGCACTTTGTTGTCAGTTCTAAATGAACACTTTTAATATCTGTTAAATTATACATTTTGGTATTTTGCTATCCGCTGAACTAACACAGCTAGGAGTTGTACATTTTTGTGGAGCATCAAAAAGTTTAAAATTTTCTAGTGTTCCTAAGGGTGCGTCATGACAACTATAACTACGCTTAACTTCTGTTCCTCTTATGATAACACTTTGATATCCGCTATTACATGCCCAACCTGAAAACTTGTTAAATCCTAGCGCATTGAAGCGTTCTGCTTGATCTATATAATACTTATTTGTTCCGTCAGTCAATTCTATTTGATATTCTGTTTGTTGGGCAAACTCATCTTTCATGATTTTAATCATATCTTCCGAGTATCCATTTACTATAGCAGAAGCAGATTCATTGCTTTGCGGCTTAAGAGTTACATTAATTCCCCTGGTTCTAAATCTTTCGCAACGTTCTAGTGTTTCGTAAAATTTCTCAGGAACCATAACTTGGTTAATTGTTACATAAACTCCATTATACATTAAGGCTAAACATTTATCACCGAAATCTTTTTCCTTGGCAAACTCAGCATGGAAACTTGCTGTAATACTCCTGCGCTGTAAAGGCTGTGTAACACTACTCCAAGAATTCCACCAATTAATACTAGGACTAAGATTAGTTGTCATATGTACA